TTCGACCACTACATCGAAGGGCTGAAGATCGCCGACCTGAAATGGGGGACCGCGGGCGCGATCCCGGTCGTCGTGCGCTTCACCTTTGCGGCTCCCATAGGCACGTACTCGTTGGCCATCAGGAACCCATCAGGTGCGATGTGCTACATCGTGCCGATCCCGGTCACGGTGGCGAACACCTTCGTCACTTACACCTTCGCCATACCCGGCCCGACCAGCGGAACATGGGCAATCGACAACACTTCCGGTGTCCAGTTCATGATCATACCTGCGGCGGGCAGCGGTTACCTTGGCGCACCAAACGTCTGGACGGGCGGCAACCTGCTTGGCCACACCGGCATGAGCAATGGCGCTGCCGTCAACGGCAACAGCTTCTGGCTGGCTGATGTCGGCTTCTACGCCGACCCCAGGGGAACCGGGGTGCCGCCGCCATGGCAGTATCCTGACTACTCAGAGGATTTGACCGCGTGTCAGCGCTACTACCAGAGGGTTTCACTTGAATTTTGCGGCAACACATCGGCCACGGCGTCTTATTATGCGCTCGCCACTTATCCGGTGCCGCCGCGAGCAAATCCGACCTTGTCTGGCATCAATACTAATAATCCCGGTTTCCCTGCGGCTGTCGGGACACTCACCAATGTTGGTAACGGAGTACAGGAGGGGCGGGTCACTACCGGCGGCACCTCCGCCCTGTTCTCCAGCTACATCACAGCCAATGCGAGGCTCTAATGGAATACGTTTCAGCGGAATGGGTCGTCGACGAGCAGATGGGGACGCGCGTCATCAAGGCCATCGGTGACGACGGCCAGACCTATTGGGTGCCGGAAGCCGACACCGACGTGCCGCCGTGGCCCGATTTTCTCGCCAAGCATGGCGTCAGGGCGATCAAGGAAGCTTCGGTGACGAAGCCAGCGCCCGCCAAGGCGAAAGCAAAGACCGGGAGATGATCGTCTTCGTGGCCGTCGTCGAGCTGATCACGCTGCATATGGTCGACGGCCGCATCGTGCAGGTCAACCCGGCGCAGATCACGCAGGTCATCAACCCCGGTGAGCACGGCAACACGACGCTCATCGATACGGTCAAATGCGTCGTGCGCCTGACCGATGGGTCGTTCGTCTCGGTCGCCGAGACATGCAAAGAGGTGCAGCAGGCAATCGAGAAGTAGGAGACACCAGATGCAGATCACCAGCTACCGCGTGCGCGGCGACAAGAAGATCACGGCCCTCGGCGACGACGGCAAGAACTACCACTTCCTGCACGCCGAGAACGCGCTGGCGTGGGCGCAGGTCAACGCCACCGGAGGGCCGACGCTGGCCTCGATCAGCCCGGCCACCGCGGTTGCCGTCACCGGGGCCGACCTCACCGTTACATTGACAGGGACCAACTTCAAGAGCGCGTCCAGCGAGGTGTGGATCGACGGCTACGGCCCGATGGCCAGGACCTTCGTCTCGGCGACCTCGATGACCATCGTGCTCAAGCCGAGCCTCGTCACCGCGCCCAAGACCATCAACATCGGCGTCCGCGACGGGCTTTACGTCACCCCGACCAAGCCGTTCACTTACACGGCGACATGATGCCGTGGTATGGCGAGGGCGTAAGCATGAGAATTTTCATCAGACATTCAGAAGGAGAGTGAAATGACGCAGCCGTTCCTCGCATTGATCACGCCTCTCGCCAGTGGCGGTGGCGCTCCGGTGTACCCGGCTCACCCCATCGCACCCGGCACCCCGCCCGGCATCTGGGGCGGACCGCCGCTCTATCCCGATCAGGGCCTGCCACAGCCGCCGCCTGTTCCGACGCACCCGATCGTGATCCCGCCCGACACCATCGCACCGGGAGTGCCGACGCACCCGATCTACATCCCGGCTCCGCCCATCAGCCCCAGCCACCCGATCGTGATCCCGCCGGACGCCATCGAGCCGGGCGTGCCGACGCACCCGATCTACATCCCGCCCGGCATCTGGGGACCGACCGACCCGCGGCCGAGCCACCCGATCGCGCAGCCGCCGCAGGGCGGGCAGCCGCCGACGGGAGCGCCGCCCACGCCGACGCATCCGATCACCATCCCACCGGCACCGGAGCCGGAGGAAGGCGACAAGGCGCTGGTGCTGGTGGTCACTGGCGAGCATGAGCCGATATGGTTCCTGGTCGACGAGAACGACCACATCAGGCCACCGTCGACGGAGCCGGAACCGAAGTAATAATCGAAGCAGGGCAGGCACGGCCCGAGCCACGGGCCGTGCCAACAAAGAGAGAAAGCACCTACCCATGAGAGTCTTGATCGTATTGCTCGCCCTCGTGGCGGGACCCGCCTTTGCGCAGACATCCCCGACACTTGTGCAGCAGCTGTCGAGCTATCTGGCCTACGAGCAGGTTGAGGCAGCTGAGGAATGCCCCGGCGGCGGCTGCTACCACTACTACCGTGCGCAGCGCCTTACGATCCAGCTGGCGGCGGCCATTGCTGCCTGCAACGCTGGCAGCTGCCTGCCGCCGATTCTCGACGAGAGCGGCAACGTGGCCGGGACATTCGGCACCAGTCCAGTGAGCCGTGGCACCAAGTGATGATTGACCGCGACGTCTACTTCGACCACGTCAGAGACACGATGTTCGATGGCTCGATGACGCAGCAGCAGGTCGACGGGCAAAACGTGATCGTCGCGCTGTGGGACTACCAGTCGACCGGGTCTCCGATGCACGATCTCCGGTGGCTCGCCTACATGCTGGCCACCGTCTACCACGAGTGCGCCACCAAGATGTGGCCGATCCGCGAGTACGGTCTCGGCCACGGCATGGAGTATGGTGAGCCTAACGAGGACGGCAACGTCTTCTATGGCAGGGGGTTCGTGCAGCTGACGTGGGAGGACAACTACGACAAGGCCAGCGCCGCGCTGGGGCTGATCGACGACCGCGACCTCGTCTACCATCCCGACCTCGCGCTCGACAGCCTGATCGCCGCGCGCGTCATGTTCAGGGGCATGTCGGAGGGCTGGTTCACCGGCAAGAAGCTGGGCCAGTTCTTCAATGACGACACCGACGATCCCTACAATGCCCGCGCCATCATCAACAACGACGTCTCCAAGAACGGCAAGCTGATCGAGGGCTACCACGACCTGTTTCTGGAGGCCCTGCACGCGGCGCAGGTGGAGACACCGACGACACCGACGCCAGCGCCGGTTGTCATCGAGGCCACTATCCCCGAGGGCGTCTCTGTTGAAATTTTTGTCAATGATGCGCTGATACGGTGGTGAGGCTCGATTGGACGTGACGAACCAACCCGTCAACCATCTGTTCAGCCATCGGCAGCCGACGCTTCGGGACTGGGTGCTGGAAATCTTCCTGACCGTGGCGCTGCTGGCCCTCCTGCTGGTGGTACGGACGGTGGAGGTCATCCTCCGCCTGACGGGGGCGGACGCTCCCAGAAAGAGAGACCCCAAATGATCGGCGTACTCCTCAATCTCATCGTCTATTTGCTCATCGCAGGCATCCTGATAGCGTTGGTCTACTGGCTGCTGGACGCAATCCCGGTGCCGGAACCGATCAACAGGATCATCAAGATCGTGCTGGTCGTTGTGGCGGTGCTGGTGATCGTCATGCTGCTGTTGCAACTGCTTGGGGGCGGCGGGGTTAGTTTGCCGAAGCTCACATGATCACCTATGGCCAGGTAAAGGCCAGCCCGAGCGGCTGGGAGGACTTGAGGATGAAAGATTTCGAGCTTGCCCTGAGTGAACTGATCGACACCTATCGCAACAGGACCGACAAGGCCCAGGTGGTTGCTGCGCTTGAGGCGCAGGGGCAGCAGGTCTCTGACGATGAGTCGTGGACGAAGTCCGAAGAGTCGGAGGACGAAGACGAGGACGACGTGGACTGAGCGGAGTGTGAAGACCCGGAAGGAGACGAGCATGGTTACCACGAGGACACTGACCCCCGCTGAAGCCGCCGAGGCCGAGCGGGCTGCCGCCGCCAACAGAAAGGCAACTGGCGGCTATGACCAGACCAAGGGACCGGACGGCAAGGACAAGCACAAGACCAAGGTCATCGACATGCCGGACGACGAGGTCCGCGAAACCCTCCAGAAGGCCGTCGACAGCCTCAAGGGCAAGGCCGATAAGGTGCAGGTCGTCAACATGCTGCGCACCGTGGCGGACCTGCTGAACCGCAACACGTGGCCCGTCGACCCGGCCACCCTCGACTACGACCCGGACGATCTCGACGATCCGCGCGCCAACCCGCAGGGGCTGCGCCCGGCACCGGCAACGGCGACCCGCGCTGACGAGCACACCGCACCGGAACCCGACAGTCTCGGCAACATCATCGATCGCAAGGCGGCGCAGGCCGGTCTGAACGACGACGCCGAGATTGACGAGAACGTGCCGCCGTCCGATAGAGACGCGGTCGCGGCCAAGAAGGCCGCCCAGAAATCGGTAGACCAGTTCGGCACGGCAGGCGGGCATCCGCTGTCCCGCGCCGAGCACAAGGACGACCCAAAACCCAGGAAGTGAACCAGCAAAATCTGTCGTCGGCGAGAACAGGGCGCTATCTGACGGCACTGGAGCGGCGCAAGGCTGCGCTTGAGGCGAAGGACGATCTATTGTCCTTCGCCCGCTTCATGATGCCGGATGCCGACCACCCCGACGACGTCCACAAATCCCAGTACATCACGGCCCTCCACCACAAGGTCATCGCCTATGCCCTTGAACAGGTTGAGTGCGGACTTATCCCCAGGCTGATCATCAACGTCCCGCCGAGACACGGGAAGTCGCAGCTGGCCAGCCGCATGTTTCCGGCCTGGTACGAGGGACGCCACCCCGAGCAGAGCCTGATCCTCGCGACCTACAGCGACAAACTCTCTTGGGACTTCGGCCGCGAGGTCCGCGAGATCATGGAGGACAGCGTCTACCGGCAGGTGTTCCCCGACGTGTCGCTGATGACGGCGTCGGTCGACCGCATCGAGACGACGCTCAATGGCAAGGTGTTCTTCGTCGGCCGTGGCTCCGCCATCACCGGCCGTGGCTCCACGGGCCTGCTGATCGACGACCCCATCAAGGACCGTGTCGAGGCCGATTCCCTGGTCACCCGCAACAAGCTCTGGGCCTGGTTCAATCAGGTCGCGAAGACCCGTCTTCTGTCATCGGTGGGCTGGATCGTCATCATTCAGACCCGCTGGCACGAGGACGATCTGGTAGGTCGCCTGACCGACCCGCAGAATCCCGACTATTCCCCCGTGGAAGGGCCGAAGTGGAAGATCATCGACCTGCCTGCGCTCGCCACCACGGACACTGATCCGTTGGGACGGAAGTATGGCGAGGCGCTGTGGCCGCAGCGGTTCCCGGTGGAGTATCTGGAATCGCTGCGGTCCGCCGACCCCAGAGGCTTTCAGGCGCTGTATCAGGGCAGCCCGACGCCGGAGAAGGGCAACTTCTTCCCGGCCGACAAGATCAAGACCTACGCGCGTGGCGAGCTTCCCAAGAACCTGCGCTACTACGCCTCCTCCGACCACGCCGTGTCGACCACGCAGGACCGCGACAAGACGTGTCTCATGGTGGTCGGCGTCGACGAGGAGCAGAACATCTTCATCATGGAAGACCTCGTCTGGGCGAGCCTCTCCACCGACGTCGTGGTCGAGAAGATGATCGACCTGATGGCCAAGTACAAAATCCTCTACTGGTGGGCCGAGCGCGGCCACATCAGCAAGTCCATCGGCCCGTTCCTGCGCAAGCGGATGCTGGAACGGTCGACCTTCACGTCCGTGCAGGAGGTCACCCCCGTTCATGACAAGAAGTCTCGCGCGCAATCGGTCATGGCACGAGTGGCGATGGGAATGGTCTATTTCCCGGCCTATGCTGCGTGGTGGATGGAGGCGCGGCAGGAACTCCTACAATTTCCGTTCGGCGCACGGGACGATTTTGTTGACGCGCTGGCGTGGATCGGCTCCGGCCTGGGTGCGCAGACATCAGCTAAGACGCCACGCAAGGCGAAACCGCCGACGAAATCGGGTACGCTGGCGTGGGTGAAGGAACAGACCAAGAGAGAGCAGAGCGGCCGTAACGCCGCCGAGAAAGCAGGGTGGTGATGACCAGTTTCAATCCAGTGTCGTCTCGCTTGCGCGAGAGCGGCTTCGTGCGCCGGAAATCGACTTCGCTGCGCACCGCCCACGTCATGCCGACCAACCTCAACCAGAGTGTGATATCGCAGATGAGCAAGCAGCGGCGGCCCATCTCGCTCGCGCCCGTGTGGCAGAAGAAGGACTGACGCCATGGCCATGCCCGTCGACCCCGAAGTCCAGGCCATGGTCGGCCCTCCGCCGGAGCCGGACCCCTTCCTGGTGCCGCCGGAGACACCGCCGGGGAAGCCGATCCTGTCGCGCGAGAAGCCCGATCCCGATCCCAAGCGTGCAGCACTCGTCGACGCCATGGCCGACATGGTCAAGCAGGCCAAGACGTTCTGGGACCCGACCTTCCGGCAGATGGAGAAGGACCAGCTGTTCGCCGCTGGCAAGCAGTGGGTCGACGACCCCAAGGCGACGGTGTTCGGCGACCTCGCCAACAACGACCTCTATGTCGCGAATATTACCCTCCAGCACATCCAGAAGCGCGTCGCCGCGGTCTACGCCAAGAACCCGAAAGCCGTGGCCAAGCGCCGCGCCCGCATCCTCTCGACGGTGTGGGACGGCACCATGGAATCGCTGACGCAGGCGCAGGGCGTCATGCAGCAGGCGCAGCAGGCTTCCATGATCGCCATGATGGGGGTAGGACAGCAGCTAGGTTTAGGAATTCCCGGTGCGATCCCGAACGGCCCCCCGCAAGGACCGATCCCGCCGGGGATGCCGCCGCCGGGTGCAATCCCAGCTGGACCCCTGGCAGGAGCACCCGGCGGTGCGCCCGCAGGCGCACCGATGGATGCCGGTGGCTCCCCCGGAGCACCCGGCCCAGAGAGCGGTCCCGGCGCGGCCATGCCGCCCCCGCCCATGCCGATGATGCCGCCGCCGGAGGAGATCATGCAGGCGCAGGCCGTGGTGGCCGACGCCCAGATGGTCAAGCAGCAGCTGACCATCCTCAACAAGATCGCCCGCACGCTGGAAATCCTCTACGAGTACGAGGTCTCCGAGCAGCAGCAGTCGTTCAAGTCGATGATGAAGATGACGGTGCGGCGTGCTGCGACGTCCGGCGTCGGCTGGGTCCGCATCGGCTTCCAGCGCGTCATGGGCAGAGACCCCAACATCGACAGCCGCATCGCCGACGTCCAGACCCAGCTCCAGCTGGTCGAGCGCATCTCGGCCGACATCGCCGACGGCGAGGCTGAACTGGACAGCGCCAGCGCCGAGGAACTGCGGCTCACTTTGGCGCAGCTGGCCAAGGAGCAGGACATCGTCGTGCGCGAGGGCCTGACTTTCACCTGGCCGAAGCCGAACGCCGTCATCCCCGACCCGCGCTGCCTCCAGCTGCGCGACTTCCTCGGCTGCGACTGGGTCGCCGAGGAATTCATGCTGTCGGTCAACGAGGTGCAGGAAATCTACAACGTCGACGTCTCCAAGGGACACACCAACTACGACCGCTCCGACACCGGCTCCGAGTATGAAAACGCCAGGAAGTCATGGGAGGCCGGA